GCCCACTTTTAATTTATGAATGAGAAGATAATTAAAGCTCCGGTTACGTATGAAGATTGGATAGATCTGGGACGGGTGATCATACCCTGCGATACAAAGCAGGCTGTGGTCGAGAAGTGGTCCGATCCAGATTTTAAGATTACGAAAGAAGAATGGAGAATAGAACACGCAACAAAACAGATAGGACTTAGATTAGATCAATACATAGATTTTGATATTGATAATCCTGTCGTAAAAAGATTTACAAGTGACCACATAAAATCATGTGGTGCAATATTTGGTAGAAGAAATAATCCGTCAAGTCATTATCTTTGGTCTGGCACATCAGACTACAAGAAGTTTGCATTACCAAAAGAATTAGAAAATTATTATAAAGACTATGGTCATGGCGCAACACTTTGCGAAATAAGACATGGCGCAAATAAATATACGTTAGTTCCAGAAACAAAATATCACACAACAAACGAAGTTGTAAAATGGGTCAAGTATGATGGCATAGACGAATATCCAGGTAATTTAAAAGTTGACCTTGGTAAGATAGCTTTAGCTACAGCTCTTTGTATAACATACGCAGGCTCAGGACAACGAGATGATTATTGCACTGCTATGGCAGGTGTATTGTTAAAACACACAGAGTGGAACGTAGATGACATAGACGATTTTGTTTACAAGATTGCAGTTGCAGCGAAAGATGAAGAGGCAGAAAAAAGAAAAAGAAAAGGCACAACACACAAAAAAGCAAATAGAAAATTTGGTATGCCAAAACTTGCAGAGATTATCGGGTGCTCTACAAAAACAATTGCAACAATGTTTAGTTGGATTGGTGTACAAGAAGCCACAAGCGAAGAAGCGAAACAATCTATTGGGCAGATAATAGAATATGGTAGCAACAGATATTATGTAAAAATAAATGCTGTGGTGCAAGGTGAGGCCGTTGAAAAAACAATTACGGTTGACGGCCCTACACTTAGAAATAAAAAATTATTTTATGATGCTGTAATTAGTAAAGCATCTGTTTGGATACCAGAGATGAAAGTTGCAGACTTTGAAGAGATAATGCGTAGAAAATATGAAGCAAGAGAAAAGTCAGATAAATATGTAGAAGAGGCAGAAGAAAATTTAAAATTTGTAAAACATTTTAAAAATTATATTTCAATAGAAAAAGCATACACAAACAAAAAAGAGTTAGCGTACTTTGGATTACCACATTACAATATGCAAAGAAAATATTTAGAATTTAATCTTGATAAATTTGAGGACTACCTACAAAAACAAAGAATAAATTTAGACAGGGTAGACCTTGTAATGAAATGTCAAGATATATTAAAGGCAGAAAAAAAACATGGTAAGTATGGTACGAAGTCTTGTGTTTTTTGGCGTTTATATAATCAAGAAATGGACAAAGACGATCTTATAGTAGAGGGTGAATATCAAGAGGTGATTGATGAAACAGCCTAAATTTATATCAGGACCACCAGGCACAGGTAAAACTTCTATGTTTATTACACAAAAATATACAGAGTTATTAAAAAAGTATCCATACAATAGAATAATAATATTATCACACACAAACGTTGCAGCAGATGAAATAAGAGATGAGATACTTAAACTACCAGAGATGCAAGGTGTAACAAAGAAAGCCATGAAGTATAATATCTGCACGATACACTCGTACTGCAAAAGCAGATTGGTTGGACGTAAAGAAGTATTTAGTTATGCAGATCACATGAATCTAACAACAATAGATTCTCTTTTTAAATTACAGAGAATAACAGAATCAGAGTTTAACGCAGACAAACATAAATTTTATAGATATCTTGCTGATGCACACGGCAAAGGCAACACATTAAAAGAACATTGGAAAGTATGTGATAAACAGGCTTACAAACCATACACTTTAAATTCTATAGAACAGATGCAGTTTCCATACGTACAATACAAACATGACAATCATGTATGTGATTATGCAGATATGATACAAGATTTTATAGACAAAGCTGTCGAGCCAGACATAGATGCTTTGATAGTCGATGAGGCACAGGATAGTAACGTGCCACAGAGAGAAGCACTTAATAAGATGGCAACAAAAGCAAAAGAATATTATTTTGTTGGTGATGCAGATCAAACTATATTTGAGTTTGCAGGATCAGATGCAGATTATTATCATAAATTATCAAGAGAGGCAGAACAATTAGAGCAGGGACATAGATGTGGCAAGACTATAAATAACCTTTGTAAAAGAATAATAAGACCAATATGGGACCACTATGGGTACGAGAGAGCATGGAAACCTACAGATGTTGTAGGCAATCATTATCATCTACCTAGTCTGGATAAAAGATGTAGTGCTATGACTGCTTTGTTAGAGAAGATAAAACATACTGACGAGACTTTTTTATTTACTTATCGAGGCACGCCGTCAGATTCATGGGTCAAAAAATTTTTTAAACAACAGGGTATAGAGTTTGCACATGTAGGGAACACGGCCCACGTACCAAAGAAAGAATTAAGATGTCATAAACTATGGCCAGATTTCTGTAAAGGAGCACCAATGCCATTAAAACAAATAAAAGATTTTTGGCAATACATGGGTAGTAAGGTGATAGTTCATGGCAGAGGTGAAGAGACTTTTGATGAGTGGGTGGATAGAGAATACACAATGGACTATATGATTTATCATAAATATTTAAAAGAGAATGCAGGTAAAGAAAGAGACTTTGCATTGATAAGAAAGAAGACAGACCCTGATAGATTAATCTACATTAGAAAGATTCTAAACAAGGGATATGACGATGGAGAAGTAAGAGTAAAATACGCAAACATACATACCGTAAAAGGTTTGACGTTTGATAATGTTGTTGTTGATCTGACGGCAACAAGACTAGAAGATTATTTTACACAACTCAGATTAAAATATGTTGCGTATAGTCGAGGCAAGTTTGATTGTTGGACTATCGCATCACAAGGTAAATACACACTAGGAGTAAGATGACACACAAAAATATATTTAAAGGATCAACATATAAATCATTACAAGAGCAGGTAGGCGGGAAGCACTACCACTCGATGAAGATTCAGCCGGCGGAGTTTATTAACGAAAATAAACTCTTGTTTGCAGAGGGGAATGCTATAAAATACATTTGTAGGCACTCTGTAAAGGGAAAGGAACAAGATATAAAGAAGGCAATACATTATTTAGAAATGATACTGGAGAGAGATTATAATGTGTAATACACCAGAGGATTTAGATCTTAATGGTATAGACACGGTTGCGATAGATATCGAAACATACGATCCCAATCTTAAAACAAAAGGTTTGGGTGCAATACGCAAAGATGGTTTTATATGTGGTATTGCAGTTGCAACTGGTAAAGATCTTGCATACTTTCCTCTACGTCACTCAGATACTGACATAGACTATGAAAGAATAAATAAGATATGGCAAGTATTAAACGATAAAATATTTCAAAACGAAAAAATTACAAAAGTATTTCACAACGCCATGTATGATGTCTGTTGGATCAGAGCAGTCACAGGCATGATGATCAAAGGTAGAATAGTTGATACCATGATAGCTGCATCTGTCATTGATGAAAACAGATTTAAATATTCGCTCGATGCATTGTCAAAAGATTATCTTAACGAAGAAAAATATAAATACGATCTACAACAGAAAACTTTAGAATGGTCTGGTGGCACCGTCAAGGATCCCATGACTAACATGCATAAACTTCCTGCATCTATTGTAAAAGAATATGCAAAACAAGATGTAAACTTAACTTACAAATTATGGAATTTATTTAATAAAAAAATTGACGAAGTATTATACACTAAAGATGATGGAGAACAAAAAACTTGTAGACAAATATTTGAATTAGAAACAAAATTATTTTTATGTTTAGTTGACATGAAATTTAAAGGCGTTAGAATAGATGTCGCAAAAGCCATCCTGTTTGGTAGACATCTTAAGAAACGTAGAGATCAGATAATCAAAGCAATAGAAAGCATTACAACAATTAAAGTTGACATCTGGGCTGCAGCATCAATTAAAAAATTATTAGACCATCTACATATAAAAGATTACAAAGTCACACCAAAATCTAAGATGCCACAACTACCAAAAGATTATTTACGTACACACAACAATAAGTGTCTACGTATGATCGCAAAAGCGAGAGAGTATGACAAAGCGGTCAATACTTTCATAGATGGATTATTAGAGTATGTGCATGAGGGTAGAATTCATGCAGATATAAATCAGATAAGATCAGATACAGGTGGCACGGTCACCGGCAGGTTTAGTATGTCAAATCCTAATCTACAACAGATACCTGCAAAGGGTTATATCGGTGGTAAGATGAGAGAGTTATTTATCCCAGAGAGTAATTGCAAATGGGGTAGCTTCGATTACTCACAACAAGAACCTCGTATCGTAGTGCATTATGCAATTAAATTAGGTCTACCAGGCACAGAGAACCTGCAGGAGGAGTTTGACAAGGATGATGCAGATTTTCATCAGATAGTCGCTGACATGGCTAATATCTCCAGGAAACAGGCAAAAACAATCAACCTAGGTCTTTTCTATGGCATGGGAAGAATAAAGCTGCAGAAAGAGTTAGGCCTAGATCAAAGACAAGCTAAAGAATTATTTAACGAATACCATGGAAGAGTCCCTTTTGTACGTCAACTATCGCAAGAACTGATTGCGTTTGCAAAAGAAAACAAATTATTATTTACATTACACGATAGATTCTGCAGGTTCGATAAGTGGGAAACTACTAATAAAGAATGGAATCCTGAAATAAATAGATTTAATGAGGTGCCATTGTATACAAGAGAGCAGGCACAAGAAGCGTTTAAGGCAGAGATGCTAGATAAATACAAAGAGAACAAAATAGATCCTAATTACATGGATTATTTTGAAAGATACTATACGCCTGCATTTACTTATAAAGCTTTGAATAGATTGATACAGGGGTCAGCTGCAGATATGACAAAGAAGGCTATGGTTGATCTACATGAAAAAGGTATAATACCACACATACAAATACACGATGAGCTTTGCTTTTCGATCACGGACCACGAACCAGAGCTTATTAAAAGTATAATGGAACAAACAATACCTCTCGAGGTTAAGAATAAAGTTGACTTTGAATCTGGACCAAATTGGGGTACAATAAAATGAGGATAAATTATGGCATATTTAAATGCAAACATACCACCTATTTATGCACAGATAAGAAGGGAGTATCTTTATGATTTACAAAAACATCATGGCGAAGTTGAAGATTGTATTATCTTCGGCATATCAGCTCTTACTGGAAGGAGTATATTGTGGCATGCTATTATGGAAAATGGTGCAATATTTTATCGCCTACCAATTAGCGCGTTTATTCAAAAGGGATTTAAGCCATCCGACGTGCCCACAAGAAGACTTGATGAATTACAGCTCTGGAATTGTTTTTCTTATTATCCTTCTGTTCACTCTTGGGATGTTTTAGAATCTCAAGCTGGTAAATATATTGGAAAAGATAAAAAATGGCATTCAGGTAAATACTTATTTACTATTGACTTTGCTCACCCAGAGGCTAACATACTCGACACTGATCATTCAGAAATACCGCACGAGCACAAGTGCGCTCACATTATTGCATTAGACGACGGCAATTTTGCAGCACAACCAAACAACAGATGTATATGGGATATACCTTCTTTCACGGTGAAAGATGAGACTCCTGATTGGAAAGTGCAGACATCTGAATGGAATGTAGAAGATAGTAGAGCATGGCGTACAGAAGATACGGACAAGTTCTTCTATGAAATTGAGGAGAAAAAAAATGATTAAAAAAATTTGGAAAAAAATCAAAAGTTGGTTTTGGACTAAAGACTAATGATTGGGGGTTGTTATGGACTACAGGTTCACAGCAATACTGATAATTTTGTTATGTTTAATGGCTTTTTTTGGTGGACCATCACGGTCGTTGAAAGTTGACTCAAAAAATTATATAATCCCTCCACCAAAACCAAAAATAAATGAGTAATAAACCTTTATCAATATCTGAATCTGCTGCTGTGCAGATGCCTATGAAGACGGTCGCTAGTTTGATCGTAATCGTAGCACTCGGCACCATGGGCTATTTTCAAATTGTAGAGCG